GGATAAGTCCGAGTCCATAAAAGCCAAAACCCGGCACATAAGCATAATGCACAAAGTGTTGGCGCTTTAACATGTAAGGATCGTCAGGGTTCCAGTTCCTGTATATAGACAGGATATCACCTGAACTACGTTCCAGAGTTACAACATACGGTTTTGCAATCTCATTCTCTGAATCATCAAAACCTTCTATCACAAGATCTGCGTGGATCTCATACAGTGTGTGTCTGTCGTCATCTGAAAGAGAATATCCACCCTCTTCAGCTTTACGTATCTCAATGTCAGAGTGGTATGGTTGTGGATCGTACAACTCTATATCACGGTAGAATCTGGCAACCTGTAGCTTTTTTACTTCGTTCTTGGTCTTACGCATAACGTGTGTGACACGCTCTGCAGTTTCTATGTGCGATGCGCTATAGGGTACAATACAATCTTCTGCAGGTATAAACAGTGCAACCTGTCGTCCCATGTTTGGATCGTAATAAACTTTTTTAAATGCGGAACCTGCGAGTCCAAGGCTGTAGAGCAAGCGTTCATGCTCTGGACGATATTCTATCATGTTCTCCGTCAGCTCGTAGTTCATGTCAGCTTTGACACGAGCAGCAGATTCAGTTTTCTCTTTTGTCTCTTCGCCAAGAATCTTGGTTTTCACCGGTCCCATGGCAGGAAAAGTCTCGCTCATGGTTTCAGCTTGAAACCGTATAGCTGCTTCTGCCAACACGGTGGAATACACACCACAAGCGCCTTCCCAAGGATCAGTACGCTCTTCATACTTAAATCCTAACACGTCAAGACCCTTCACGAATGTATCCGCCCATTCGTTACGGCTGTAGGTGTCAGAGTCTACCAGCTCTATAAGTTCTTCTGATAAAGACATCAGAGCAGTATCTTCCATGACTTCTGCCAGATTACCATCAAAGGCAATATCAGCTGGAAGCTTTGCGTCAGGGACTATGGTAATCTCTACACTACCATCATCCAGAGTCACCATTTCAGGATTTACGATTTCAATCTCCAGATCTGTAGGTTTAGTTTCTTCTTCATCTAAACCCACAGGAGCTTGATATAGTCCCTTTTCAACTGCCATGATACTGACCCCTAATAATACCCGCCTCTACGATGTTTGAAATACTGCTGCTCTTCCGGTTCATCGCTAGGCAGACGTATGAAGCCTCCCTGACGAAACCTCATGAGAGCCATAACAGTTGCATCAACCAAGTCATCATGACTCATAAACGGGAATCCTGCAATCTCTTCTACCACTTCTTCGGCCCAGCGAGTCTCAGGAACCCAGCAAAGTCCTGACGCCACGATATCTGATACAGAGTTTAAACGAGCCAACTTATCTCCTGAACCCCTGTGCGGAGTGTACTCCTGTACCGGCAGTCCAGACCTGCGCATCTCCTGATACAGAGCCGTACCAGAGTTTTTCTTCTCGACTATGAACGCGTCTGGCTCCCACTCCTCATACTCTTCCAAGGCAAGTTCTTTGAGTTCTGGGAACTCCATACGCCTCTTTATGCTGTTTAGCAATATAATATTATAATTGTCCTCATGCTCATTCAAAAACACACCCCATGTTGTCAATGCTGTATAGTCAGCACGATTGTGTGTTTCTGCTGCCGCATCCAAAGACATTATCACATATTCACATTCGGGTGGATATTCCTCTTTCCATATGCCCCACCACTCCCGTTTGATAAGTGATGCTTCCTCTGCCGTAGGTTCCTGCTGATACTGCGCGTTCCACTGAAACGCTGGCATAGATGCCTTTGTACGTAGTAACGCGTCAAGGTCAAAGAACTCAGGCCACAGCGGTTTTTGTTCTGACTTATGAGTTTTCTTATTTACAATGTCCAGTATGGCAGGAAACTCCATGACCTCGTATTGATCTGCTCTTTCGTTCTGTCCCATGTCTCTGGTCACACGCCCAGTCAGATCATCCATATGCCAACGTGTTTGTATAATAGCCACACGACCTCCGGGCATCAGTCGTGTCCGCGCTCCGAATGTGAACCAGTCGTAGGCTTTTTCAAAGACTTCAAAATTTCCGTTAATGACATCTTGTTCGGAATGGGGATCGTCAACGAGCAGGAGGTCAGCGCCACGACCAGCAATAGATGAACCAATACCACACGCATAGTACTCACCTCCTGAACTAGTGTTCCATCGACCAGCAGATTTAGAATCTATGGCTAATTTAACCGTAGGAAATATAGTGCTATATTCATCTGTAGATATCAGGTTACGAACCTTACGACCAAAGTCTACTGCCAGATCAGTGGTGTGTGATACCATCATAACCTTCTTGTTAGGGTTGCGGCCCAAAAACCAAGCAGGGAAAAATATAGATACAAGCTGCGATTTACCGTGTCTGGGGGGTATGTTGACGCATATTCTGTCTTTTTTACCCTCTGCAATGTCCATGAGCATGTCTGCAAGCATCCTGTGATGCTTACCAACGATGTAATCAGGCTGCATACGCTTACAAAACTCAATTAGATCATCAAATGCTGCCTGATTAGCTTTTCGAGAGTCCAATTCATCTATTAATTTGTCTATTTCAACTATTTCTTCAGCAGTAAACTGGTCAAGGTTATCCAACATGTGTTGAACTTCACCATCAGTAAAATCTGAAGCTAAAGCTGATGTCACAATGATGTCTCTTTCTTTGCTTCAGGCTCTGCAGGTAGTATTGCTTCTTCACAATGCACTATAAACTTGTAATTTGCGTTATTTTCACGCCAAACCCAGTTTCTAGCCATGGCATCACACTCTTCTATGGGCATAAGCACGTCTAAAACTATATTATTACCCACATATACCCATTCTTTTTCTGCTGTGAAGCCCCAAATGGTTATAACCAGTAAAAAAGTCTTCATTCTTCTGTCTCCAGTCCCAGTTCAGCGTCAACATCCAGAACTTCACCGTCTATAACGACAGCATCTTGTATATCTTCCTCTGGTGTACTCAGCTTTTGTAGTTTTTCCCTTAACCTAGCTCGTAGATCATCGGTGGACTGGTGTGTAATGGTCACTTCGGACTTCTCTGCAAACAATCCAACGTCAGAAATCTTGCCCAGCAGCTCCAAAGCACGTATCCGTACCCTTGGATCTGGGTTTTCTGTCTCATCTATGAGCTTGTTAGTCACCAAGTGACGTACCTGTAACGCACTTTCGACTACAGAATGGCCAAATTCCTGCAAAATGTTGTTTGTAAGCACTAGAGATGCCGGGGTAAGTGTTGCTGCTCTCTTTGTGGTAACTTTTTTAGACGTGTTTTCGGGGTCATCAGCGTATGCCGTGACCAATCTAGCAGCAATATCTTCATCTTCTTTGGTAGGTTCTAGGTTTACACCATGGTCAGCAAGCTCTTTGGCGGTTTCAGCAGCCGCGTCAGTGCGTTTCTTTAGGTCCATGGGCGGTAGCTCTTCAGGAATCGCCACACCTAGTTCTGGTTCTACTAGTATACTCATGTTTTTTCGCAGGTTATTAACCGTAAACGGGTGAGGGAGGCTACTTAAGTGGATTGCCAAAGATGCCGGATTCCCTCACCCTTATCAATCTATACACAATAATTATTTTTTATGCAAGGAGGTTGGGACTCCTACCGGGGGGTGTTCCTGTGTGAGAGGGGGTGGGGGTCGAACTCAGAAAAAACCGGATTGTTCGTGTAAATTAGACATACATACACGCGTACAACATAACGTGACATAGCGTGGCATGGGGGGAGGGTATGGGTAGCGTCTGCCACATTTTGCCATTGCCTGATAATGTTAGTGCTACACTAACAAATAATAACACGTTTACAGTCGATCCATTCCATTTGCCGCGCCAATCTGCCATATTACAACCATCGAAGCGGACATAGGGTTCGCTTCACATATGCCCGATGGGCAGAAAGGTTTTAGTTATGACTAAAACTGTTACGACCGAATTGGCCGGTCTGATCGCCAATGCCGTTGCCAAGGGCAACACTGCCGACCGTGCAAAGACAACTGCCGTTGATGCGATGGTTGCCGCCGGTTTTGTATCAACCGATTTCATCTCGCCGAAGGGCAAGGATAGCAAGTCGACTGCGACTGAAGAGCTATTCGGGCAGATCAACGCCGCGATCGTTGCAGGCTTTGCAACACGCGCTCAGGCTTTGGTCAATGCGCCATCTGCCAAGGGCATGACTGATGCCCAGAAATTGGCGCGGCGTAATGCCCAGATGCAAATCGGTGCTAAACGCAACGATTTCAAAACCGCTCTCGCCAAGCGTGAGAACGCCGAGACATCGGGCAACACTAGCCGGACACGCACGCCGCAACAGCGCGTGACCGACAACCTGAACGATAGCATCAAGGTTTTGCAAGAAGCCGATGGTGTCCCGTTCGATGCCGTCAAGGTATTAGAGCTTTGCAAGAAAGCTCTCGCCGAAGCTACTAAGGTAGCTCACTAGCAACCATGGGCAGGACAGAAATGTCCTGCCCTATCATCATGGGAGAACATGACATGACTAACCTGTATTTGAACGGTGAAGAGATGGTCTGGATCACAGTAGATGAAAATCGTGATGGTGATTTAGAGGTAAGTTACTCTAACTGCAAGGACCATCTACTCACACTGTCACAAGCAGAATATTGTGTATCAACTAACACAATACCTGAAAACTATTGGGAGATATGATATGCAATCACTACAACAATGGCGTGAAGAAAAACGCCGCCAAGCTAAAGCAAAATGGTTGCGGCAACAGTCTGGCCGATGTGTCGCATTGTTCGGTCTTATCCTGACGTTTCTAGCTGTACCACTAACCGGCCCGATACAAGCCGGTTTGATCTGCATGGGGCTTACCGTGTTCATAGCTGGATTATGGTGGGGATTTGCACCATGACACAATTACCAGTGACGCCGGAACAACGGCTTGAAACACTACGCGAATGGCTGACCAAATCTGAAGAGACTGGTCACTACATGGGCATTTCACGCCACCAGCTATTCCTGATGATACAGGAACATCTCAGGGAATATGGCGACAAATAAAGATCAGGCAGGGCTTCGGCCCTGCCTTTTTTTGTGCCTGCGCGATGCCAGTTCTTAGAGCCGCGTTGAGCCACAGGTAGCATTGCGTACTGACTTGTTATGTTAGTGACGCACTAACACGTTGAAGCCAGTTCTTAGAGTCGCGTTGAGCCAATGTTCTAATGTTCGTTGTAATGTTCCGCAATGTTCGTTTTTTTTAGGCCATGTTAGAACATTATGTTTTGGTGGTGTGGTGTAGCGGCGCGTGTCA